CTATTACTATATCTAATGCCTCAAGTCCTACAAATGCAGAGTTATTAGAATTTTGTGTAGAGTTAGAATCAAAATTAGAAAGTGCTTTAGGAATATTAAGAACTTTTGGATTAATTGCTACTTAGATTTTTCTGTCATTTGTCTTTTCATCAAGCCCATAGTGACGTAAACAGGAGAGATGGCTACAATAAGCAGTAATAAAAAGACGCTTATTAATGAAAGTGTTTTAAGTATCGCAAATCTAACCATGCTAAATAAAATTTCTTCTATCTTGTCCATTCTATCATTTGTAATTTCATTAACAACTATTGGGGCAGGCTACGCTACTTACAAATGGGTAACAAGTCCGCAGTTTGAAGCAATGATGATGGAAAAAATAATGGGGTCTGTAAATAAAATATTACCTAATCAAATTGATAAAAAGTTACCAAAAGTTACTGGTCCAATGTTGCCTTTATGACAGAATTACAACGCACACCTAATCGTATAAGAACACGCTTGATAGCTGTCTTGGCATTAATAACATCAGGAATTACATTTGGATCGGGGTTTATGGTGTTTTTATATATGAAAAGTCCAGCTTTTGAAGTGCAGTTAAGAGGACAAATTCTTAAAGATATGGATTGGATTATTGAAAATGAGTTTAAAAAACAAATACAAAAATTAAAACCAAGGTCTATGGCAGATGCAAACGATCCAAATAAATGGTTTTGGGATTATATCGAAAAACAAAATAAAGATCACATAGAATGGGAAACAAAAGGTAAGTGGGAACAATAAATGATATTTGGTTTTTTTAAAAAACTAATTAAACATTACATAGACAAATTAGTTGATTGGATGCGAATGGTTAAGTTTGATATAGAACTGGAGAGTCAAATAAAAAAGTATCACGATAGTTATTGGCGAGAAGTTGCAAAAGAAAACCCTAAGATAATAGAGACAGGTAAGTTTGGAGAAGATGGCTGGTCTATTTCTATTGGAGATATAGATGACGAAGATACCAAAAATTGAAATAAAAGAAGTCAATATTCCAAGGATCAGGGCATGGGAAGCTATACAACCGACCCTTGATATGATTGACCACCCTTCTCTTAACTGGCCTGTGTATGACGCTGCAAGTTTTGAACCCCCTGACTATAATCCAAATAATTTTATATATACTGCCCCAGACAAACAACAAAAACAAAAAAAACAAACACCAATACAACCTGTTAAACAACAGATAAAAGATGATGATGAAGATGATATAGAAATAGAGCCATGCCCACCTAAAGATGCACAGTTTAGAATAAACGATTACAGAAATGATAAAAGGACTGAAAGGTTGGTAAAATGGGAAAGAAATGGAACATCTTGTGACCCGATCTGGGAAAAAGTACCATTCAGAGAGAGCTTTATTGGTACACCTGAAGCACTCATTTCTACTGCTGTTATCGGTGTGGTTGCTGGTGGGTCTGCACTTTTGGCTCCTTTAATAAAAAAACTAATATCTGAAATATTTAAAAAGATAAAAAAGAAACTGACAAAGAAGAAAGATAAGGTAGAATAATATACATGCAAAAGAAGTTGTAACCAAGTCGTAAGGCCACTAGTTGCATAGAGCTTTTGCTTTTTTAGACAAGTCTTACCACAGCCCGTGGCTTGTCTACTCTAATTTATGAGTGTGCGGTAATACTTGGTTCATAACAGGCTTGCTAACTATATCGGAGCATAATCCGAAGTAAGGGCTTTTAGGGTGGTACTCAGCCCCACTGACACGCAATTCGTGGCAATTTTTAAGTCTTGCTAGTTCGTAGTTTAATCTGGCTGTAGATAACTGCTGTTGCATAATCTTTTCCTGTGTTGTAGCTGCTTTTAAACATTGATTTTGAAATCTTTTATCTAGAGGCACAGTAAAGGTTGCAGCAATACCAAAAGTTAGGCCAACGCTATCTTTGTTACCGCTATAATTTTCTTGATAATATAAAATTTCACCAGCATTACTTAATTCCCCTGTTTCTGGGTCAGTCGCTGTGTTGTAGACAGGCGTATAATATAGGTAATCCATAGGACGTTTTATATTTAAACTTGTAGTTGCAAAGGGAGAAATAGACACTTGAGGGCCTGAGCATCTTATTCCAGAACCATAGTGGTTATCTGTGGTGTTCCCTTGGATCACTTGGGTTGCAAAATTGGAGACGCTTGAACTGGTACTCGACTGTGGATTTGCTGTGACGGAGCTTGAATTTGCATAGCTAGGCAAACAGCAAAAAAGGCTTATTACTGAGAGAAAATAATAGTTGTATCTGTTACTGAACTTGATTCTACAGTTTTTGTTATATCGGTTATAGATTCCACCGAAGGCCCTTGATACACCTCTGTAAATTGAAAGGCATTGCCCTGTACGGCTTGTGACCAGTTTGGTTTTTGTCCTAAATCTAAACCAGTCCATGTATATGTTGTACCATTGACTGTTTCTGTGACTGTCGTATTAGGGGCAGACATTGTAGTGCCATCATGCTTGATGTTTGTGCCTGTGACGCTATAAGTGTATCCACTGTTATATTTGACTTCTCGGATTTCCTCAACATAGCTACTTTGCGTTTCTGTTCTGGACGTAGAAGTTGCAGAGTTAAAGGATGGTATGACTGGAACTGCATAAATAGGTTTTGTTGCGAAGAAAATAAAAACTAAATACTTCCACATCTATTCCAGAACTAAATCGGTGACAAATTGACCAGTAATCACAACTCCACTTGAAGTTCCAACATCCATTCCAATAGTATGTCCATCTAGTGTTATCTCAGCACCATTGATAGAGGCTGCTGAAGTAGAAGTTAAATCTGAGAAATTTTGAACAGTGCCTAAACTTGTTATAGCGGCAGTAGGTGTAGCATCCCCTTCTAAATAACTTGTGCTATAAGACCATCCACTTTCTTGACCATTTGTGGCTTGTGTTGCTGAATCAGGAAAAGTTATAGATGGTACTCCAGAGGTAGTTGAGCCGAACCCACCTATAGAGCTATTACCGTCTGAATCTAAAGTAGTTATCCCATTTCCTGAGATACTGTAAGTAGATCCAATTTTGTCTGCTGTGGTTGCTGCTGATAATGCCTCAAGTTTTACGCTGGACATGATGCTGTGTTGCATATCAGCCATTGCAGAAGCTGGAAAGCAAAGTGCAGCAAGTAATAAAAGCTTTTTCATTTGTTTGCAACTTTAGGGTTCTTATTATCTACTATAGTATCTTTTTTCTTTTTTATCTGAAAACCTAGTGAAGCTGTCGAAGCTGAAAAAATCGAAGCTATAAATGTCGGGTCAAAATCTACAATCTTTTTACCAGATGGCGGTTCGTAGTATGAGAGGGACAATAGCGTTGCCGACCAAAGAAGAACGCAAACTTTGACAATAGTTTCGACTTTGCTTGGCTCTTGATCTTCCATGAGATTAAAGTTTCTTGTCTAACACTAATAATGTAGCTATGTTTGGAAAAACTAACAAACTATGTCTAAATTTTTAATTGGAATGTTTATTAAGTTTGGTAAATCTGAATCTTTGCGTAAGGCAGCATTGTCACTTCTTAAGGCATTGGTAGCAAAAACTGATAATGATGTTGATGATGCAATAGTAAAGATGATTGAAGAAAAGTTATTTCCAGTTAAATGAAAAACATAATAGATGCACTAACTAACAGCTACAGCCTTGAAGGTGAGTTTGAGGTGCAAAAGTCTATACAATTTATACAGAATTTAGAAGATATAGAACTA